GAGCCCGTGGTGATGAGAATCACCAACGAGACGAAGCCGTTGACTTCGAACGGCAGCGACCGGCACCGTATCACTATACAGCGCGTGAAGCGAGATGCGACCACGAACGTGGCGCATGTCTGCTCCGCTACTGTCGTGTGGACGGTACCGAGAGCTGGGGTGTTTACCGACGCTGATTTGAAAAGCGTCTGGTCTTGGTTGGCAAATATGATGTCTACCACGTCCAGCGGCAACTGGATTCCCAGAAATGCCGATGCACTGATTGACAATATCTTGCCTTAACCAATAGGAGGCATCGATGACTAATCAACCATCTGCTGGGCGTCAAAACCCAGAACATGGCGGTGCAATCCGCCCAAACCAGAAAGGTTTGACAGAATGGCAAGTCAGAGTCCTCGAGGAAATCTGGAAAGATTTCCCGCAGAACCGCCCTTGGTCACGTCGAGTGTTAGACGCCGCTTATCGATTGATTCGCGACGCTACACTTGAGACGTTGTACGATGATTATCGCGCGTTGAGCGAAAGCTTGGCGCGCGGTGATCTGTCGTGCACGTCTGTAAGCTTTCCTGTCCTTAATCCGGTGCCACTGGTCGACCATACGGTCGTAAAGTGGTACCGACAAGTTACAGGAATCTTTACACGTGTAAAGGGTAATCCTGATACCCAGGATATCTTGGCCAGCTACGCACAGCGCGTGAGAACTGCCAATGCGTCCATTCCCCGCCCTTGGCGGGAGGTCGCGGCAGTCTTCGTGCGCCAGTGGCTCGGACGTTGCCCGGATCATATGACCCTTAAAGGGGCACATGGTCCCGGAGCCGTAGCCGAACGGGTAAAACCCGTCGACAAGTCAGCTACCGTCGGATCGCTTCCGCCGCATGCTTCGGCATTTGCCGACATGCTAGCGTTGAACGATCATATGGTTGCTGACGGGCTCCCACGTCTCTCCTACGATCCCCGTTTGTTTGCGCGGGTAATCCTTGTTCCCAAGGATTTCCGACGTAAACGTGTCATAAGCGCCGAACCCATGTTGCTACAATATATGCAGCATGGTGTTTCGTCGTATATGATGGATCGCCTGGAGTTTCGAGCCGAGACTCCTATACGGTTCGTTGATCAACAGACCAATGCGACGGTCTGTAAATCATTGGACCTCGCTACCATCGACATGTCTGATGCCAGTGACCTTGTAAGCCGAAAAGTGGTCCACCAACTCTTCGATGAAGATTGGCGGAAACTCTTGTTCGGCCTAAGGTCCCGGTGTTCAATCATGCCTGACGGTACAATCGTCCCTTTAAGGGCTTTTGCACCTATGGGTAGTGCACTGTGCTTTCCCGTCGAATCGGTTGTATTTGCGTCTGTCGTAGTGGCGATTATTGCCACGAGCCAGGCACCTTATACAACCTTCCTTCGACGTGGAATCCACAGTGAGGAGTACTCGCGAGCTACCGAGGGAGTATACGTGTATGGGGACGATATTATCGTTCCGAAACATGTCGCTCACTTGGTGGTCGAGGGCTTGGAGCTTTGCGGCTTCAAGCCTAACCGAGCTAAGACTTGCATAGACGGTCTGTTCCGTGAATCGTGCGGCGCCGAATACTTTAATGGATTCGACGTCGCCCCGGTGCGCCCGAAAGAATTCGGACTCACTCGGTCATCACGGGACGAGCGGATACCACCGATGGTGGATATCGCCAACCGTTTATACAAGGCAGGTTTTCTGCGCGCTGCGCGATTCGTTGCTGCTAACGTTCCGTTCCCAGTAGCCGTAGGTTTACGGCCTGGGTACGGGCACCCAGCTCTGCCATGGAGAAATCCAGGCAGGGTCAGGTACAACGCGAAGCTGCAACGATACGAGCAACAAGCTTTAGTGCTTGTTGACCGTGCGCGTAGCGTCGAACACGATGGATGGGACGGCCTTATGGGCTGGTTCCACCATCGTGGCCGGTCGCAGAGGGCTGGCTCCCCTCGCCTTACGGCAAAGAGAGCCTGGCGCGATATCGATCGACCACAG